TATAGCGTATGTTACTGCTGTATCTTCTGTTACCGCAACCAGTGTCGCAGAATACAATAGTAATGCGTCAATAGATGAAGTTAGTTCTGTAATAGCTGATAGTCAGCAGGTACGTCAAAGTGGCGCTTCTGTTAATACTGTATCTACAACATCGGCAATTGCGGTATATGCCGTAACAGGCCACGCTAGTGTGCTGGAAGCGTCTAGTGTTATAGCTAATGCGGAGCGCTTGATTCAGGGCATTGCATCTGTTTCCGAAGCTAGTAGTATAACTGCTTTAGGTAGGCGAATAGCTGGTGGTGAAGCCAGCATTGCATCATCTAGCGCACTGACTGTTAATGGTCAGTTGGTAAGGTTGGGTTATGCTGACATAAGCACAGCATCTAGCTTATCTGCTACCGCAGGAGCTATAAGGTCTGGTAACGCAATTGGAAATACTGTTTCTAGCATTGTCGCTAACGGATCTGCTACTTGGTTTGGTGACGCTAGTATTAGCGCTGCATCTTCAGTTACGGCAGAAGCTAGGTATAAGTATGTAATCATACCGCCTGTGACTTCGGTATGGACACAGATACCAGCACAGTAACGCGGCTAGAGCCGATTTATAGTATAATACAAACAGATTAATGAATAGGATAGTGCAATGGCTGATACAACAACCACCAATTATGGCTTAACAAAGCCCGAAGTAGGCGCAAGTGCCGATACTTGGGGCGCAAAAGTCAATACAGATATGGACTTGATCGACACACAGATGAAAGCTAACGCTACCGCTATTCTTAGCGCAGGTGTTCCTTCTGGTACGGTTATGGTGTTTTATCAAGCTGCTGCGCCTACTCTATGGACTAAGGTAACGTCTGCTAACAACAAAGCACTTCGAGTAGTAAGTGGTAATGGTGGCGGATCAGGCGGCTCTCATGGGTTATCTAGCCCACCAAGTACCGCTCACACTCACACTGGTGCTTCGCACACTCACTCAACGCCAAGCCACACTCACTCAACGCCAAGCCATACGCATAGTATAGGCGCTCACAGTCATGGTAACAACCTGAGTGCTGCTGCTCATACGTTGACAATAGCTCAGATGCCTAGTCACAACCATAAAGTGTATACGCAAAACGGCTCATCCGAATCCGCTCCAGCGCGTCTACAAACGCAGCAGGTGTCAAATTATACTAAAGGAATCTTCTATACTACGTCAACAGGGGGTAATTCATCTCACTCTCATGGAATGTCTGGTAGCGTAAGTAACTCGGCATCATATAACTCAGGATCATCTGGTGGCACTTCAGGATCATCTGGTGGCACTTCAGGATCTGGTGGCACTGGCACTACTAGCTCTACAGGGCCGACTGCATTTGCACCACAATATATTGATGTAATAATCTGCTCTAAAAACTAGGAATAAAAATGGCTGTAGTGGTTGAGTATAATTGCCCATTAGGTTCTACCTGCGAAACTGCAGAGAACAATGTGATTAAAAGATGCGCTTGGTACACAAACATAAAAGGCACTGACCCTAATACTGGTGACGAGTTAGACGATTGGGGGTGTGCAATGTCATGGCTACCAACATTACTTATAGAAGGTGCTGCACAGTCTCGCGGAACTTCAGCGGCTGTTGAGTCATTCCGTAATGAGATGGTTAAGTCAAATGACCTATCTAGGGAATTACTTATAGCTTCTGACAAAAAGTTGGTTGCCATTAAGTGAGTAACTTTATAGGTATATATAACGAGCTTTTCCCTGCTGATTTTTGTGAAAGGTTAATTGCGGAACATAATAGGCTTCAGAATATATCAAGCCACAACCCTATAGGTGTGCAAAGGGGGCAGGACTTTTCTGAGCAGCGTAGGGACTTATCGTTCTTTTTTAATTTAACATCGCAGGATATGTGCGGTGAGGTAAATAACTATCTTAATGTAGCGTTAAGCGCTTATTACGATGAACACCCAGCTTTGGACTTTATACCATTATCAAGTTATGAGATAAAGGTGCAAGAAACGCTACCTAAAGGTGGCTTTCATGTATTCCACTATGAGCAGGCCCATGCTACCGCGCATCTAAGGCAGTTAGCTTGGATGGTGTATCTTAACGATACTGAAGAAGGTGATGGAACCACAGAGTTTTTAGAACAGGGTTTACGAGTACAGCCAAAGCAAGGTACTGTAGTAATATTCCCTGCTGGTTGGACACACACGCATAGGGGAAACCCTGTATATAAAAGCACTAAATATATAGCTACTGGCTGGTATTTTGCAACGGAGTAGATTATGGCAACAGTAAATGTAGTCACAGAAGATAAAATGATTTCGGTAGATGGTGAAGGTCGTGAGGGCGATTACGTCTTTCCTGCTAACCTCTGGGCAGTGCAATGGAGCGGATCTGTAGGTCATGCTGAATGGACTAACGGCCCTAATACAGTAATATCTGCTTCTGATGTTGATGTTTATATAGCAGCTTGGACAGCTAACGCTCCAGAAGCTCAAACACCACCTACAGCGCAAGAGAATACTAATCATACTAGCTTGGGATATCTAAAGGAAACTGATTGGTATGCCATCCGTTATGCTGAGACAGGTGTTGCAGTTCCAGCAGACATTTCTTCAGCAAGAGCAGCAGCAAGAACAGCTATTGTCGTCTAATGAATAAGTCGCTATGGCTAGTATTGTTATTTCCTGTACTAGCTATGGCGGAACCTATAGTCACAGATAGCACGACTAAAAGCACTGTACACACTACGGGTAGTGTCACAACTACCCTGAAGTCTCCACCACCTTCTGCTATATCACCATCATTGTCTGGGGGTAACTCTGACTCCTGTACTGTCGGGGTGGCAGGGGCCGTACAGACGCAGATACTGGGTATTTCAGCAGGAACCACAACGCGCGACCTGAACTGTGAGCGGTTGAAGAATGCCAAGACACTCTACGATATGGGTATGAAGGTAGCTGCAGTGTCGGTTTTGTGCCAAGATTTGAGGGTATTTGACGCAATGATAATGGCTGGAACGCCTTGCCCCTATAACGGTATCATCGGTTCTGACGCTAAGATTGCATGGGAGAATGACGAAGGTGCGATACCTCAACCTGAAGTAATAGCAAAGTACGATACTAAAGAGTTTCTTCTAAGCATGGGCGGTGCGGTACTAGGATTGCTGCTGCTGCTATGATTAGGTTAGTTGTTGCCTTACTAGCGATCTACGCTACAAGCGCCCACAGCGAGTATTTATACGGCCTTACAGGGAATATGGCAGGGACAGGACATACATGGGGAATGAACATCGGGCCTAGTGGCTCACAAAGTTTAAAGATTAACGGTGTGTTTTACCAATACACCCCCGTTAAGAATACCGAAGATGATATGGTCGTTTACGTGCGAAACAAGCGTGTAGGCGGTGGTTATATCTTCTCTAGTAAGGATGATTGGAGTGGGCTACAGGGTGGCATACCCATTACTAGAGGTTTCATTATAGATAACCTACCCATTGAACTATGGGGTGATGGATCTATTGATGTTGAAGGTACAGGATCTGTTACTGATGCTAACGTGGTGTATAGCTACAAATACAACAATGACTGCCTGACTCCAATGTCAGATCCGTCTTGCTCTGGCTACACTGACGCAGTTTTATCGATGATGGGTAAGGCTAAGGTTGATGGTTACGATCCATTAGGCGATGAAAACATAGCCAACGTAATGGACGAAAAAGTTGAGCTAGAAGAAGACCTTGAGCAAGACGAAGATGAAGGTGATGATGGGTTAGAGAAGATCCTTAGTAGCGTAGATGATTCAGTTCTATCTGCTAACGTAATAGCTCAGAATCTGCTAATGTTTGCTATGACGAATAGCCTAACAATGAATACATATTACGCCAAGCAACTAGCAGGTGGCACATACAAAGAAACGGTAGTTCTCGATGGTGGTGAACTACCCGACAACAAGAAAGGGGCAAGGGCTGGTTTGGCTCAACAGATATTACATACCAAAATGGTAAGTTCGCAGTACGATAAGACGGAGTAATGAATGAAGAAGCTACTAATAGTATGTGTATTAATTGCCCCACATACACCTGCATACGCAGCGGATACCCCAATAGTTGGTAACGTACAGACTCGGTGTCTAATTACGACTGATACTAACGGTGTCTACGGTAACCCACTTCCAAGCAAGTTAAGCACTACAGCAGCAGACGGTGGCGTAGTGCCAGTAATCCGTTACGATGTAACGCTTGCAGATGCTTACCTAGCGAAGATAACCACACCCACTAGTTTTAGCTCCAGCCCTACATTATCTGATAGTGTGACATGGACAGGCTCTACAGCAGTGACTAAGACATCTGACGCTGGGATGTCTGGCTACGAAGCCGCTAAGGTTACTTACGGATCTACCACACAGTTTGATTTAACAAAGGCTGGTTCTACGTGGTTTTCTTCTTCATCTACCGCATCATACGGTGTTACTAAGTCATTCGTAGGGGGCAGTTATACCGCTATCGTACTGGCTGAGTGTATCGCTAAGTAAATGAGAGCCTTACTGCTGCTGGCACTGCTACCATTCTGCAATGCCGTAGCGCATGAGATGACACCAACGTACCCTACGTTTAGTAAGTCGTTTATGGCTGGCATATCCGTAACTACCTTGAACATCTTCAATAAGCGTAAGGACGTTTCTTATTATGAGATAGGGGTGTTTACAGATGAATGGGAGCCTATCCCATTTGTGTCAGAATACACCATCATCCCTATGAAGTACCTAGACACTGTTTCCTTTGATGTTTACGTTAGCAACCTGTCGCTTAGTTCCGTTGAATACATCTGCTCAGTGTCACAGGTACAGGCTGGCGCTACAGTGTCATCAAAGATTTGCTCGAGAATTAAATGAGGTGGCTACTTGCAGTATATGTGATTTTTCTGTCACTACTAATGTTAAGCACTACTGTACTTGCGAATAACTCGCTATCGCTGCAACTACCCAGTAGTGGTGGCAGTTATCAGTCAGACAGCTTTAAGACGGGCGATCTGGACTGCAGTATGGCTATTTCGGGAACAGTCAACCTTGAATTTGGTTTGACAGGCATAATAAATAATGCGTCTAGCCTATGGTCGTCTAGCTCAAGCTCAATGCCTAAATCTAAAGACCTTGGATTCTTCGCTAGGATCATCATGCCATTAAACGCACCAGAAGAGCGGATCAATTGCAACACGCTGTACTTATTAGAATTGAGCAAGAAGCGCCTAGAGATTATGAAGCTGGAAACGGAGCTAAATGCTCTTAGGCGACTACAGCTAGGGGAATGACATGGCAGAGATAGAATATGGTGGAGTTAAGCTGGGAGGCAGTAAGCTGCTTCTTATAGTGCCATTAATCGGTACTATAGTTGGTGGCCTATGGGGTGGATTTGAGGCGTACCAACGCTACCTAAGCATGGAAGCTAGGATAAGTGAGTTTGTTACTCCAGACC